ATTTTATTGCAGAGAAAGACAATCATCGTTTTGAGGTTTTTATCGAGTCAGATTATGCACTAAATAACAACGCAGCATCCTTGCTCGATGATGCCCGAGGTTACGAAACACAGATCAACTTTAGAGTTATCGGATACATCATCGGAGCCGACAAAAACCAAGAGCAACCTAAGATTGTTCGAAGAGAAAATGCAGTTGAAGTAAAGATCCCAAGAGAGCACGTAATCTTTGGTGATATCCCTGAAAACCTGCACGTTAGCGGCAACGTTCCTTTTTATCGTCCATAAGGTTATATTTAGGACTTTCGTCAATTTATCAACTATTTATTAACGATAATAAGAATATTTTTATTCGTAAGATATTGAAGAGCGACAAGGAGACACTTCATAATGTCAGTTAAATCTTTTAAGTTTATTTCACCAGGCATTTTCATCAATGAAATCGACAACTCACAACTACCTGCTGTTCCAGGCGAAATTGGTCCAGTAGTTATTGGTAGAACAGAGCGAGGACCAGCAATGCGCCCCGTTCAGGTTAATTCTTTTTCAGAATTTGTTAATGTTTTCGGTAACCCAATTCCAGGCGGTCAAGGTGGCGATGTCTGGCGTGATGGTAATTACACCGCCCCTACCTATGCCGCATATGCTGCACAAGCATACTTGCGTAACAGCAATGCACTAACAGTCGTTCGTCTCCTCGGTGCTCAAAAGGCTGGGCTTTCCAGCACATCTGCTGGTCGTGCAGGTTGGGAAACCTCTGGCTCTAATAATACTTCTGCCGCCTCAAACGGTGGTGCTTATGGACTTTTCATCTTCCCATCAGGCTCCGCCACAACAGCGCTAACTGGTACACTCGCAGCAGTTTGGTATCTCGACAAGGGAACAATCGAACTTTCTGGCACAATTCGTGGAACCTCCACCCAGGCAGAAGGCGCAGCAGTTCTTATGCAAGATGCAGCAAAAGCTGGTGTTATTGCGGGTGCAGGAACAAATGAGTACAAAGTTGTCATCAAAGATGAGGGTGGCAATACTGAGCACGAGACTTCATTTAACTTTACTCGCTCAAGCTCTAAGTACATTCGTAAGGTATTCAACACAAACCCAACACTTGTTAACGATGCTATTACAAGAACAGCACAGCAAGAAACTTACTGGCTTGGACCTACATTTGAGAAAGAGGTAGCATCTGTTGCTTCGGGAGATTCTTTTGGTGTTATCTTGGGGCTCGACAGATGGAGCGGATCTGCCACCGACGCCAATGCAGCCGACTTCCGCTTCGGATTCCAAGCAGCACAGACTCCTTGGATCATTTCCCAAGACCTTCAGTCTTCTTTCTCCGACTTCAATCCAGAGAATATGACTAAGCTCTTCCGCTTCCATACACTTGATGCAGGCGAGGACGAGCAAAAGAAAGTTAAAGTTTCTATTGTTGACGTTAAGGCTTCCACCACTGACGCAGATCCATACGGCTCCTTCAGTGTTGAAGTCCGCGATGCACGCGATAGCGACAACGCTCCAGTAGTTATCGAACGCTACAGTTCAGTAACTCTTAACCCCAACTCATCACAGTACATTGCACGAGTCATCGGTGATCAGTTCATCGAGTGGGACGACACCGAGCGCCGTTACCGTGTTTACGGAAACTACGCAAACGCTTCTTCACTTATCCGCGTTGAGATGAACGAAGATGTCGATGCAGGTGCAACCGACGCAAGACTGCTTCCATTCGGCTCATTCGGTCCAGTCCGCTACAAGGGATGGGATTTCCTTTCAGGAGGGGCAGAGCCAGCATCACGTTGGGTCAACGGTGCCCAGGATATTGCAAATGCTTATGATGCAGGTGTAGACTTCATGGATGTTGACAATGCAACAGGACAAGCATTTACTGGTTCAATAGTTTACCCAAGTATCCCACTACGAGTTAGTGCTTCCGATGGAGATATTCCAGATCCACTAGACGCATACTTCGGTATCGATACAACTCAAGCGAACAATAACCGCTTTGAAGACAGTTACATTGATCTTGTAAGAGTTCTTCCAAGTGCGCTTGGCTCATTTACCACAACAACTTCAACTGAGTTCTCTTACGTATTCACCCTCGATGACCTAAGTTCATCATCCGGTGGCGCAGCAGGAGAGATTGCAGTATATGTTTCTGGCTCACGCGCAGCAGGCAACTCTTTCACCGCAGTTAGTGGAACTTACGAGCAAGTTCTCGATCTCGGCTACAACCGCTTTACTGTTCCAATGAACGGCGGATTCGATGGTCTCGACATCACCGAGAAAGATCCTTTCAATAATACTCGAATGGGCTCTTCCGATGCAGCAAGTTACACTTACTACAGTGCCCGCCGCGCAATCGATACAGTAGCAAACCCAGAAGAGGTAGAATATAACTTAATGGCTATGCCCGGTATCTACAAAGAGTCTATCACAGACCACATGATTGAGGTTTGCGAGAACAGAGGTGATGCACTCGCTGTTATCGACCTCGACACAGGCTACCGCGCTCAGACCGAGAACACCCAGTCTGCACAGAACAATCTCGGCTCTGTCTCAACCGCAATCAGCAATCTACAGAATCGTAGAATCAACTCAAGTTACGGTTGCGCTTACTACCCATGGGTCCAAATCCGCGACACTATTAGTGATAGCCTACTATTCGTTCCACCTTCAATTGTTGCTCTTGGAACTTTCTCCAGCGCACAGAGAACTTCAGAACTATGGTTCGCTCCCGCAGGCTTCACCCGTGGTGGACTTACCGAAGGGTCAGCAGGAGTCCCAGTCATTCAGACACGCGAGCGCCTAACTTCCAAGAATCGTGACGATCTTTACGAAGCAAACGTTAACCCAATTGCAACTTTCCCATCCGAGGGAATCGTAATCTTCGGTCAAAAGACCCTACAGGTTACCCCATCTGCACTTGATAGAATTAATGTTCGCCGCCTTATGATCTTCCTCAAGAAGGAGATCTCAAGAATCTCAGCAACAATTCTATTCGACCAGAACGTTCCAGCAACTTGGAACCGCTTCTTGTCCCAGGTTGACCCCTTCCTACGAAGCGTCCAGTCCAGACTTGGATTGACCGACTACAGAGTTGTACTCGATGAGAGCACAACAACCCCAGAGTTGATTGATAGGAATATCATGTACGCCAAGATCTTCCTTAAACCAGCCCGAGCAATTGAATTCATCGCACTTGACTTTGTTATTACAAATACAGGCGCAGGGTTCGAGGATTAATGATAAGATACTATATAGTACAAACAGGAGACTTATAAATAATGGCAAAATCAAACTTTTGGCTAAACCCAGAATTCGAACCCAAAAGACAATTTAGATTCTTAATTGAACTTACAATTGGAGGACAGAACTTGCAATTCCTTGCACGCTCTATTGATCGTCCTTCTTATACTATTACTGATAATGCTCACCAGTTCTTTAATCACACCTTTTACTACCCAGGTCGTATCACTTGGAACACTATTTCCTTGACTCTTGTTGATCCTGTTAACCCAAATGGTGCCGAGGTTCTTTATGAGTATCTTTCCAGCATTGGTATTCAGAAGCCAACCAGCAACGTAACCGCAACCGGAACCACTATCACAAAAGAGTCTGCTACATCTGCTCTCGGTAACTTGGTCATTAAAGAAATGGGAACTAACCCAGGTTCACCAGACACCGTTGTTAAGGGCAATTGGCAGTTACTAAACGCTTTCCTCACTGATGTTAACTTTGGTTCACACTCATACGACTCCGAGGAAATGATCGATATCACCATGACTGTACGTTATGACTGGGCAGAGTACCAGCAAGGCGATGTACAGGCTCGCGGCACCTGATAAATATTTTTGTAGAAACTATTTAAAATACGACACAGATACGTTATACTGTGTATAGACTATTTTAAAGAGGTGTAAATGTCTAGAAATAAGCAGCGTACCACGGCTGCTGCGTCTGCTCCAACTCCCGCTATGGAAGCAGCACCGGCACAGCCAGCAACGCTTTCATATGTAACTCCAACCGAGTTTGTTGAACTTCCTTCGCGCGGGCAGTTTTATTCCCCAGAACATCCACTACATAACAAAGAAGTGGTTGAGATGCGGTATATGACGGCAAGAGATGAGGATATTTTGACTTCTCGCTCTTTGCTCAAGAACGGACTCGCTATCGAGCGCCTACTGGAAAACCTTATTGTTGACAGTGAGGTTCAGCCAAACAACCTTTTGATCGGTGATAAGAATGCACTTCTTGTTGCAGCACGAGTATCAGGATATGGTGAGAACTACAATGTAACCATTAAGTGCCCTTCTTGCAATACCAATGTCGCTCATGACTTCGATCTTTCTGCACTGTCCGTTAACCACGGTGTCCAACCTGATGAAGACAATGCCAGCGGTGTACACAAGACAGACAGAGGTACATTTATCGCTGAGCTTCCAAGAACTAAGTTTTCTGTAGAGTTTAGGCTTCTAACTGGAGAAGACGAAATTTATCTTTCTAAAGCATCAGCACAGTTGGCAAAACTAAACCTACCTGATGCTGGAGCAACAAACCTTCTTAAGCGACTTGTTGTAGAAGTTAACGGAGTAAATACTCCTTCCGAGATTCATAACTTTATTGACAACATGCCTGCACAGGATGCTCGTCATCTTCGTGCTTGCGTTCAGGTTGTTACTCCTAACTTGGATATGACACAAAGTATTGAGTGTTCGTCTTGCGGTGCGGTAACTGAAATGGAGGTGCCGTTTACTTCGGAGTTTTTTTGGCCTAAGCAATGAATACATGGAGAATGTTTATGAGCAGTTCTTCTATTTAAAATTGCATGGCGGCTGGAGTTTTATCGAGGCTTATAACTTGCCAGTACAGTTAAGAAACTGGTTTGTTAGACGCTTGACGAAGCACTTCGAAGATGAGAAACAGGCAATCGAAAAAGCCAGAAAGAAAACAAGATAATAAAAACGGGCATTTATTGCCCGTTTCTTTTTATACAAAACTATTTATAAGAGATAAATATACTTGGAGGTCCGTATAATGAATAAACCAAACGATTTGGTTCCTATTGAGATTAACTTAAACCCCAGCGAAGCAGACTTACTGAACGAAAGTTTCCTCGCTATGATGGGTGGAGCAATTCAGACAATCCTAACCGGAATGTTTGGAGGCAACACTATTCCTGTAAGAATTGCTGGAACTCGACAACAAGTAGATTCATTCAAAAAGGCTTTGGGCAACGAGGCACGATACCTCAAGTCAATGAAGCGATACGGACTAGACAAGCCAGAGACTTTAAAGACTAAGGCTCAGTTGGACAGAGCGATTAAGAATTTTGAGCGAGAGACGGGCATTAAGTGGCCATTTAAATAGGAGAGCTATAAATGGCGAGAACCGTAGACGAAATAAACCGCTCCAAGGCAGCATTAGAGTCAGAACTAAGAGCGCTTGACGATAGTGTTGAAGCTAAAAAACGCGAATTAGAAATTAATTTAGAGTTAGAAAAAAGCGAGAAGGAGCTTGCGCTCCTGCGCGGTGCTAGCTCGGATGAGCTTGACAGACTCAGTGCTGCAATCTTAAGGCAGGAAAAAAAATTAAAGGATTTTTCCGAAGCCCAACAAAACGCCAAGAAAGCCACTGAAAGTTTTGATTCCGCCCTTCAAAATAGCATTAAAACACTCACGGGTGTTGAGGATGCATCGAACACACTAATTGGCTCTTTTACTAGCTTAATGAGTGAAACCGCTGGCGCAGAAAAAGTAGCCAACCAACTTGCGGAAACGCTCGACAAAACATTTACCTCTCTTAATGTTGGTACATCAATTGCAAGAAAGTTTGCTGAAGCCACATTTGAGATGGCTAAAGAGATTGACGCAGGAACAGCCGCGTTTAATCGGGCAACAGGCGCTGGTGGTATTTATAACAAACAAATTCAAGCAGCAGAAAGAACAAATCGTCAATTCGGATTATCATTCGAAGAGAATGCGGCTGCCAGACAAGACTTAATGGATGGACTTGCTGGTTTTGGTGCAATGCAGGCAGAAGAACAATTACGTCTCTCAGTTTTATCAGCACAATACAGCCGCCTTGGAGTAACATTTGCAGACTTTACTGGTATCCTCCAAACAGGAACAAGGGCTCTTGGAATGACAACAAGGCAAATGGAAGGCGCAATTGAACAGACACGCCTTCTTGCTCAAGGGCTCGGCATAAGTGTTCCACAGGCAATATCCGATCTCAATGCCACATTACCTCAGTTGGTTGCTTTTGGTGATGAGGCAATTGATATTTTCGCAGAACTTACAAAAACATCGCAAGAAACAGGAATTGCTGTTGGAGAGTTGGTTAGTATCTCCGAGGGCTTTATGACCTTTGATGATGCAGCCTCCGCAGCAGGAAACTTAAATGCAGTTCTTGGGACACAAATGTTTGACACCATGGGACTTCTCGAAGCACAACTGCAAGGACCAGATGCGTTCATCAATTTATTAAGAACACAACTTCAGGGGTCAATAGGCGACTTCGAAGAACTTAACGTATTCCAGCAACAAGCAATTGCAAATGCGGCTGGACTAAGTGTTGAGCAAGTAGCGATGCTTATGAACTCGCAAGACGCATCAGAAGAAAACACACAACTACAAACAGACTTTAACGAGGCGCTACAAGCAGGTATTGGTTTGATGGAGCAAATGGCTATATTTGGAAAGCAGATGGCTATTGCTGTACAGCCGGTTGTTGAAGGTTTGACCACTGTTTTCAGAGGCTTGAATGAGGTAATGGCAGAAGCCGGTAACCTTATAAAAATTACATTCAGTGTTGCCTCAATAGGGCTCGCTGTCGGCGGTATGGCTAAGTTGGCATCAGGTTTACTTAGTTTAGCTGGGGCAGGAAGAGCGGCAGGATTGGCGGGCACTCTTGGCAGACTTGGTTTAGGCGCTGCTGGTCTCGCAGGCGGAGGCTTGCTACTGGCAGGCGGAGTATACGGTCTTGGCAAGCTTGCCGGTGCTTTCGCAGACGGAACACCCGATGGAACGGTAACTAAAAAAGGTCCAATTGTTGTTGGAGAAAATGGAGTAGAGGTACTCATGCAAGACGGAGGAAATAAAGTTCTTTCTAACAAACAACTCGCCGCTGGGCTTGCAGATGGCGGAGGAAGTCAAGCCGTCGTCGCAGCCATTAATAATTTAAGTACAAA